TGCCACCGAAGAAATGAGTGATATTATACTAGATTTGGCAATCTCTTTAACATAATATCACACTAATTACTAGCGGAGGATTTTATGTATGTCATTACCAACCTTAATACCCACACAATCAGGTAGCATTACAATATTATCAGCGACCGGTAGCGTTAACGACGTTACTGCAGCCTTACCTTTAGGTGTATATTCTACATCAAACTCGTTTATTAGTGGAGCAGCAGATCAAGTTGCATATACATATAAACATTTGGGTGGTGATGTATTAGATTTAGAAATTACAGATGGAAATGTTTATGCGGCCTACGAAACAGCCGTATTGGATTATTCATATTTGGTGAATATTCATCAAGCCAAAAATGCTCTTGGAAGTTATTTAGGCGGCACCACCGGTTCTTTTGACGAAGATGGGCAGTTGGTATCTGGCGATGATTTAGTCGGCGCTGATGTAGCACTTAAATTTCCCAAGTTTCGTTTAATTTATGAGAGACAAATAGGAAACGAAATGTCTACTCAAGCTGGTTATGGTGGTACACAACCAATTTATTCAGGATCGATTGATATCGTAACTGGCCAGCAAGATTATGATTTACAAGCAATTGTTTCAGCCAGTGCTGCGTTAGGTACTTTTGGTTATACAGGCGATGCAGAAAAAAGAATTGTTGTAACTAGACTTTTTTATAAGACTCCTCATGCGATGTGGCGTTTTTATGGTTATTACGGTGGGTTAAACACTGTTGGAAACCTTTCTTCATATGGTCAGTTTACGGATGATTCATCATTTGAAATCATTCCTGTGTGGCAAAACCTTCTTCAAGCAAGAGCTTTCGAAGACGCGATTTATACCCGAAACTCACATTACTCATATGAAATTAAAAACAATAAAGTCAGACTTTATCCGCAACCGGTAGACGCATCGCCAAGTAAATTCTGGTTCCACTTTTATGTATTGCAAGATAACGATGCGTGGGAAAACACCGCAGGCCAAGATACAGGGCAAGACGGTATTAACAACATGAACACCCTACCATTTGAAAACATTCCATATGCCAGTATCAACTCAATTGGTAAACAATGGATTCGTCGTTATGCTTTGGCACTTACAAAATGTATTCTTGGAGAAACTAGAAGTAAGTTTGGAACTATTCCGATTCCGGGTGAATCTGTGACATTAAATGGTGAAGCTTTGAAGACGGAAGGTAAGGAAGAAAAAGATAAACTTCGTGATGAATTAAAAGAAGTTCTTGATGAAATGACATATGTTAAGTTAATGGAAAACAATAAAACAATGTCAGAAATGACGGAAGAAACAATGAAAAGATCACCATTACCGGTTTTTGTAGGATAATATGAATTTTAATGAATTAAAAAAAATGGTATTAAAAGAAACATGGAACAACGAACCTTATGCTCGGGCATATGCTGAGCGTTTTAGACAACGTGAATTACAAATAGCTGACCCGGATTCAATTCATGCGGCCATGGCACACTTTATAAAAGTGGTCAATGATATAAAATCTGGTGAATTACAATATGGTTCTCAATCTGATCATTTCCGACCTCCGCGTGGTTACGCCCCACCAGTTACAAGAGCTAAAGTTGAACCATTTGATAATGGTTATTATGGAGATTGGAATAAAGATTTAGACGGGCTTCGAAGTATAATAGGATATTAATATGACAGACGAAAACAAATGGGTACAACCAACCACTCCACCACCCCCAATGTTTTTGGGGAAGAAAGAACGTGATCTGGTTAAACAAGTAAACGATGAATTAATTGAAAGAGTCATTGGTCAGCAGGTTGTATACTATCCAATAAGTTTAGAACACACAAACTTCCACCCATTATATGGTGAGGCCAAAAACAAGACCTTTTTAGACCCAATTGTTATTCATGCATTAATTGTATGGGAAGGCCACGAAACAAAATCAACTTCAGCAGGAATTGACCGTAGGCCCTCTATTATAATTCATTTTCATAAGCGCAGATTGACGGAAGACCAAAACCTAATTGTTAAAGAGGGTGACTTTGTATTGTATAACACCAATTATTTTGAAATTGTGAGTTTGAACGAACCACAAAGAATCTTTGGTCAAGTAGAAAATCAAATGGAAGTCGAAGCAAAATGTCTGAAAGCCAGAGCTGGCTTGTTTGATGCAAAATAAACCTTGTATATGATATACTGGGTATATGGAACTTAAAGAATTGTTAGATAAGAATTTTACACCTCAACAAATTAAAATTATCCGAGCATGGGGAGACTTAGCTGGAGAATGGAACGAATTATCTGGTAAAGCCAATTATGAAGGCCACGGAACAAAGGGTCTGGCCTTTCGTTTTGATGATAAAATTTTAAAAGTGACAAGGGACGACTCCGAAGCACAAGCATGTTCCAAATTAATCGGTAAAAGCCACCCAAACATATACGAAACATACGCCGTTGCTAGGACCACACCAATCGATATTGGCCACAATCAAAAAGCAGCATATTATCTTATTATTGAAGAATATCTTGAACCAGCAACTAAAGAAATGCTTGAGGTGGCAAGGTTTGTTCTAGAGAAGGTCGATCAAAAGCGCCATGGCCAACGTAATAAACTATATTATGAATGGAAGGAAAATTACCTAGATGAGTTTAAGACTCTACTAAGCGAACTTATTAAAACTATCGAACAAAGGCCAGAATTGTTGGTTTTTAAAAATAAGTTTGTTGTAACTGTAAAAAGGTTGCGTATAATAGCTGAAAAGCTTGGTTGGGATGCTAGACAAACTAATTTGTTCGAACAATTCTTTAGATTATCTGATTCCGGACACGCCTTACATAGTATGGATGACGAAATACTCCCGGCAGACCCACCGTGGAGAAATAAAGAAGAAACACGTTATGGTTTACGCAAACATGCAGAGAATTTACTTAGTAATGTCAAGCTACAACACCTACATGAGCTAGCCTTATCTCTAACATATCTTAAGGAACGAGGTATTCTTTTCTACGACGTATCAGCCGGGAATATCCGCAGTAAAGACGGACATATTGGTTTAATTGATTTGGGGTATTCAACTGTTGTTGGGAAGAAAGAATTAGATTTGGTTAAACTCTCAGAAACTATTAAACATTTACAAAATATACCCATCGAGACATTAAAGACACAAATATACTCAGTTTTAAATGATTCACTAACTAAATATTAATATGGGCGAAGACACAACAAGAGATACACGAATGCCGTTAATTCCTTCAAGTCTGGAGGATATTGATTTTGCAATGTATGACTACGTTAATACAACATTAGATATTCATATCGCAGATCATGACAAATTCACCAAGGTTCCGGTTGTGTGGGCAACTGCGGAAAGAACATTTCAGGTTAAAAAAGACAGTGAGTTTAGGGATGCAGAGGGCACGTTAAAATACCCCCTTATTGTTATTGAGCGCACGGGTGTGGACAAATCTTTGTCTCGTAAGGGTCGTTTTTATGGCCATGTCCCGTCAGATAAAGATGCTAAACAAAATAATTTCAAAGTTTTTACCAGAGTTAAACAAGATAAAACTGCAAACTTCGCAAACGCGGAAGCACAAAGAATTACAAAGGGTACACACATCAACTTTGTTATGCCCGCGACCAAGGTTGTCCGTGAACATTTATTGGTACCTATGCCAGTACATGTTGAACTTAAATATAAAATCAGTCTCATAGCAGAATATCAACAACATGCAAATTCTATGACTACTCCGTTTTTAACAAGCCCGGGTAATGTCAATTATTTTGTTATGCAACGAAACGGCCATATATATGAAGGTTTTATTAATGAAAGTTTCGGTCATGATAACACAATATCCGATCTCGGAGAAGAAGAAAGAAAATTTCAGACAGATGTTGAGATTGAAGTAATTGGATATATTTTAGGTGACGGAGTTAACCAAAAACAACCCTTCGCAGTCAAGCGAGAAACCGTTGTAGATATTAAAATTCCTAGAGAACGAGCTATCTTTGGAGACGTTAATACGTATATAGATGAACCCCGAGATTTTAATAGAGAATAACCCAATATATAATGGGATTTTGCACACCATCTTTACTATTTATTAACAGATATTAAATCGACAAGGAGACTTTCATATGTCTGTAGATAAGTTCAAATTCGTTTCCCCCGGCATTTTCGTGGATGAAATCGACAATTCACAACCAAACAAGGTAGCCAAGCGGTTAGGACCATTAGTTATTGGTCGAACGCGTAAAGGCCCGGGCATGCGCCCTGTGAAAGTCGGTTCATATGCAGAATTTGTAGAAATATTCGGGGATCCCGTTGCTGGTGGGGAAACCGGCGACCTCTGGAGAAAAGGTGACGTAGGCGCACCAATGTATGCAGCATACGCTGCACAGGCATGGCTAAAAAATAACTCTCCTTTAACAGTCGTACGCCTTTTAGGTGAAGACCACAGCCAAGCAGCAGATGCTGGTGTGGCAGGTTGGCAGACAACAAACATCCCTAACACAGCTGCGGCAAGCTCAGGCGGCGCATATGGTGTTTTCATTGCAGACTCAGGTGGCAGCGGCCCCGGAGCAACCGGTTCATTGGCCGCTGTTTTTTATCTAGACCAAGGAAGCATGTATCTGAGTGGGACACTAGCCGGTTCTGGTGATACTACTGGTGTTACAGGTTCCCAAGTTCTGGTTAACGCAGTAGCCAGTGGCGAATTCCGCGCAGTTATTAAAGCTAGTGATGGTTCGACCACAGTAAAAGAAGCAACTTTTAACTTTGATAGAAACTCAGATAAGTTTATTAGAAAGGTGTTTAACACAGACCCTACTAAAGTAAACGGTGATATCACTCCTACTGCAAATGTATTAAATTATTGGTTAGGAGAAACTTTCGAAGACACAATTACGCGAGACATTACAGGATCGGCAACCACCGATCAAGTAGCTGTCCTTCTTGCACTTAAACTTAACGGCTCAACTAACGGATTCCATACTAGACGATATGGTGCAACTGCGTCACAGACCGGCTGGATTATTTCACAAGACACACGCGGCTCTGGTTCATTTAGTGATTATACACCTGAATCTGAAACTAAGCTATTTAAATTTATTGCTCTTGACTCAGGCACTTGGACACACAACAACATTAAGATTTCAATTGCAAATGTTAAACCGTCATCAGTTCCAGCAGTTAACCCATGGGGTACTTTCGATGTAATTGTACGACGTATTCAAGATAGTGACCGCAGAATCAAAGCTTTGGAAGTTTTCACAGGCTGTACTCTGAACCCATCTTCGCCTAACTATGTTGCGGCAAGAATTGGTGATGAATATGTTGATTGGGATGAGACATACCGTCGTCATCGTAGCTACGGTACGTATCCGAACCGTTCTAAGTATGCTCGTATAGAAATGGCTCTAGGAAATATTTCTGAAGAAATGCTTCCATTTGGTTTCCACGGCCCAATTAGATTCAATTCTTTTACGTTCGCATCCGGTTCGGACATCGCCGGTACCACTATGGTTGCCCCGGATGAGGCTCCACACAGATATGCCACCGGATCAGATTGGATTTATGCGGACGCGAACTACTACGCCGGCGCCGCAGAAACACGTATTAACTTCCCAGCGTTACCGCTGCGAGCAGCCGGTACTGACGGTGGGTTAAGCCACTTCCGTCAAGCTTTCTGGGGTGCAGACTTCTCTAGAGATTCTGAGAGCGGTGACGTACGATTTGCAAACAGCGTATCAGATATATTGGGCCGACACTCAGATTTGGATCCATTTAGTAATGCCAACAACCGCGCGCCAAGTTTTTACTTCTCGCTAGACGATATTGTACTTAACGATGAAACTGGTGTGGCTACTTATACTAGTGGCTCAAGAGCTTTGGCTACTAGTTATACAGCGTTAAGTGGTACATTAGCTCTTTTGACAGCTTCTGTTGCTGGGATTAATAAATTCACAATGCCGCTTTATGGTGGTAGTGATGGCTTCGATGTTACGGAAAAAGACCCGTTCAGAAATACTTTCTTGGATGACAACACCGGTGAAAGAAATAACTACGGCCAATATTCAATTCGTAAGGCAATCGATATGTGCGCTGATGCTGAGGTTGTAGAATACAATGTGGCAGCTATCCCGGGTATTCATCGTGCCAATCTGACAGACCATCTGATGGATGTGTGTGCAGACCGTGGTGACGCACTGGCACTAATCGATATTGAAAACGATTATACACCAGCACATGAAGTAGATACAGCACCGACTCGCGGTGATGTTGATAGCGCGACTCTCTCAATGAGACTGCGTAATATTGACAACAGTTATGCAGCAGCTTATTACCCCTGGGTACAAATTAACGACCGTGCAAACAGTCGTTTAGTTTGGGTACCGCCATCAGTAGTAATGATGGGTGTACTAGCTAGCTCAGAACGTAAGAAAGAACTGTGGTTCGCTCCTGCAGGCTTCACACGTGGTGGCCTATCTAACGGAGCAGCAGGCCTGCCGGTCATCAACGTCCGTCAACACTTGACAAGCCGTGAACGCGATCTTCTTTATGAAAACCGTATTAACCCGATTGCTTCATTCCCGAATGAGGGTATCGTGGTGTTCGGGCAGAAGACACTTAAGGCAGAAGCTTCAGCGCTTACACGTGTTAACGTACGCCGACTAATGATTTACTTGAAGAAGGAAGTATCGCGAATTGCTGCTACGACCTTGTTTGAGCCAAACATTAAGCGTACTTGGAACGCATTCAGTGGTCGAGTTGAAAGACTTCTTGACAGCGTGCGCTCACGCTTTGGTATCGAACAATACCGTTTGATACTTGACGAGAGTACAACAACGGCAGACTTGATTGATAGAAACATCATGTATGCCAAGATTTTCATCAAGCCAACATTAGCAATTGAATTCATCGCGCTAGATTTCATTGTCACCAACAGTGGCGCAGCGTTTGAGGACTAAAATTTAAAAGATATTGTACATTAATAGAATTTATGAGAGAAAGAATGATTATTACAACAAAAACGCTGAAGCGCTTAATACGACAAGCTTTAAACGAAATAGAATTTAAAGATATTGTACAAAACGATGCTCGTAATGGACCCAACGCACCGGTAGATGACACTGACACAAG